GCCGGAGATAGACGCTTTTTCAACACAATAAAAGATCTTGCTCCATTTGATACGAGCGGAGCATATACATTGAATTATAGATTGGACGGTAATCCTAATTCTGCATCGCCTGACTTTTTCATTCATGGCAACAAGATGAATAAGCAAAAATACGATGGCAATTATCCTTGGAGAAAAGAATAACTATTGGTGTTATTATGAAAACTGCATTGATTACTGGAATTACTGGTCAAGATGGATCTTACCTAACAGAAATTCTTCTTGACAAAGGATATGAAGTACACGGAATAATTCGTAGAAGTTCATCTATCAATACGCATAGAATTGATCATCTTTATGATAATCCAAAACTAAAACTTCATTATGGTGACATTACTGATTCTTTTACAATCATGGATGTCATAAAGAAAGTCCAGCCTCAAGAGATATATAATCTTGCTGCTCAAAGTCATGTCAAAGTATCCTTTGAGACGCCAGAGTATACGGCGATGGTTGATGGTCTAGGTACTCTAAAAGTATTAGAATCAATTAGAATTCTAAACATGCAAAATAACATTAGAGTATATCAAGCATCAACCTCAGAACTATATGGACTTGTACAAGAAACTCCTCAATCTGAAAAGACACCATTTTATCCTAGATCTCCATATGGAGTTGCGAAGCTTTATGGTTTTTGGATTGTAAAAAACTATAGAGAATCGTATAATATGTTTGCGTGTTCGGGTATACTTTTCAATCATGAAAGTCCTAGACGCGGCCATAACTTTGTTACAAAAAAAATTGTTGATGGGCTTAGAAACATTAGTCGCGGAAAACAAAAAATTTTGAGTCTAGGAAATTTGAATTCTCTTCGCGATTGGGGTCACGCAAAAGACTATTGCGAAGCTATGTGGATGATTCTACAGCATCACACTCCAGAGGATTTTGTTATTGCAACCGGTAAGCAATATTCGGTTCGTGAATTTGTTCATCGCTGTGCTCCATATTTCAACATGAATATCGAGTGGTCTGGTTCGGGTCTCGATGAAATTGGTATAGATACAAATACAGGAAAGGAAGTTATTAGAGTCGATCCCAAGTATTTTAGACCCTCTGAAGTTGATAGTTTGCTAGGAGATTCAACCAAGGCTAGAAATATTTTAGGATGGAATCCTAAGTATGATTTTGATATGTTGGTGAAAGAAATGTGTGAACATGAATAAGAATGATAAAATCTATCTTGCTTCTCACACAGGATTAGTCGGTTCTTCTTTACTTAGAAAACTATCTGAACAAGGATACACAAATATACTTACTACAGCTAGTAGAAAAGTTGATCTAAGAAATCAACAACAAACAAATCGTTTTTTTCAAGAAAATAAACCAGATTACGTTTTTCTTTCTGCATCAAAAGTTGGTAGTATAAACTATAATACAAAAGCACCAGCCGAATTCATTTATGATAATGTAATGATACAATCGAATGTGATTCATGCAGCAAAAGAAAATCAATGTAAAAAACTTTTGCTTTTAGGTTCTTCTACTGTTTATCCTAAAGATGCAGAGCAACCAATAAAAGAAGATAGCATCTTTACAAATAAACTAGATGCTTCTAATGAAGCATATGCTCTTTCAAAAATTTTCGGTATGAAAATGGCAAAATACTATACTCAGCAGTATGGTATGTCGACCATAAGTTTGATGGCTGCAAATCTGTATGGACCAAATGACAAGTTTGATCCAGAAAAATGTCATGTGATTCCTGGTCTAATCAATAAATTTTATAACGCAAAAATTACAAATCAAGAGATTGTCGAAGCTTGGGGTGATGGTTCTCCTAAAAGAGAATTTTTATATGTAGATGATTTGACTGATGCTTGTATTTTTCTAATGCAAAATTATGATTCTCCTGATCATATAAATGTTGGTAGCGACGTTGAAATTTCTATCAAAGACTTGTCAGAAATAATCAAAAACAAAATTGGTTATGCCGGTAAAATATTTTGGGATAGCACAAAGCCAAATGGAACACCAAGAAGAAAACTTGACAACACAAGACTATTTGATATGGGATGGAAGCCTAAAATATCTTTTGAAGAAGGCTTGACAAAAACCATAGAATGGTTTATAAACAATAGAGAGAGGTTTACATGAATTGGCCATTGATGGGTGAAACAATAAATTTTTTTGATCGTTTGAAGATGGCACATTTTGCTTTGACGACAAACAAATTTACTTCAGGTATGAATATCAAAAAGTTTGAATATGAATGGAGTAAGTGGCTTGGTGCTAAACATTCTCTTTTTGTTTCGAGCGGAAGCACCGCGAACATGCTATTGATTGCTGCCATCAAAGAACTATATAATCTTCAAAATGGCGACAAGGTTTTGGTACCAGCCTGCACATGGGTAACAAATGTTGCTCCTATTTTTCAGCTTGGGCTAACACCGATTTTCTGTGACATCAATTTGCAAAATTATAGTTTCGATTTGGAAGAGGCTAGAAAAATTTCAGAAAAACATGATGATATCAAAGTCATATTTGTTACTCATCTATTAGGATTTCCTGCTCAAAATGATATATTAGCCAAGATATTTCCCAATGCTTTGATAATTGATGATATTTGTGAATCTCACGGTTGCTTGGATCGTAATGGATTCAAATATGGCTCTCAGAGTTTAGGTGCTACATTTAGTTTTTATTTTGGTCATCATATGACAACCATTGAAGGCGGAATGATTAGTACAAATAACACTAAACTATATGATTTGATGCGTATGAAAAGAAGCCATGGAATGTCTAGGGAATCTGAAAATAAAGAAAGATATGCACAAGAAAACAAGAACATAGATCCTTTATTTCTATTCATGACTGATGGTTACAATTTCCGCAATCATGAAATCTGTGCTGTATTAGGACTATCTCAATTGAAAAGACTAAATTCCATGATAGCAAAACGTAGAGAAAACTACGTTGATTATGTTGATATAGTCAATAAATTTCCAAAATTATTTGTTGGACATGAATATATCGATGGTAATAGTAGCTTTTGTTTTCCTTTTATCTGTAAAAGTGAAGAAATTGCAAATAAGATAAAAGTTGTGTTTAGAGAAAATTCAATTGAATATAGACCAATTGTTAGCGGTAATCTACTAACACAACCCTTTCTTTTAAATAAGGGATATAAGATAGAGACAAATCGTAATATGTGTAATGTAGAAATGCTTCATACACATGGATTATATGTTGGCAATAGTCACATGATTGGTAAAAAACACATGAAAAAACTTTTGAAATTGTTGGAGGAAGTAAATGACGAGTGTTGCTGAAAAAATAGAAGATGTGATCGTTAATACTACCAGAGAAATTCTTTCACTAAAAACAACACCGGAAATTAGAGATTATACTCATACAGACAATATGGGTGAGGTGATTGAAAAGCTTGTCATTCTTCACATAAGAATGTGGATGCTTGAGGATGCTGCACAGAATGCAAAAACGGATCAAGAATTAGCAGACATCAAGAGAAAAATTGACATTTGTTTCAAGCAGAAAAGACCCAAGTTTGTGCAAGCAATAAATGTAATGATTGATGAATCAATCATCAATGGAAAATCATTGGTTGAAGATTCCGTAAAACTATACAAGGGAATAAATTGATGAAGATTGTTTTCTTCAATCATTATCATAGAGGTGATCTTTTCACTCACAAAGAATTTGTTAGACATCTAAAACAACTTTTGCCAGATAACACATATGAATACTGGCACTATAATCATCCAAAAGTGAATCTAGATCTTCAAATACCTTTGACAAATACCCCTCATCAAATTGATCACAAAATCATTTTTTGTTACATAAACACAAATGAAACTTTAGGAATCAATACTTGGATTGGTGCTTGGTCTGACATTCTTTCGACTTATAGGGGAGTGAATCTACAGTCTCTTTATGATAGTTGGAAAATAATTTTTGATAAATTAGGTCTAAAATTACATGATGATCCTGAGAAATATTTGCCAAGTATAGATTACAGTTTCTTCAATATTAAAAACGTTGATGAATATTTGTCGGGAAGCAATAAAAAAAGAGTATTGATTTGCAATGGAAAACCAATGTCAAATCAATCTTTTCAAAGCGATATGCAAGAAATAATTTGTTCTATGGCATCTAAATATGAGAACATCGATTTTATCTGCACAAAGAAGATTGAGCAGAAATATCAAAACATACATTTTACAGATGATATCATAAGAGACGACAACGAGTTTAGAGGAGCAAATCCTTTTTGGAATGATAGACCTCAAAATACATGTGATTTGAATGAGATATCATATCTAAGCACAAAATGTGATGTCATCATAGGCAAGAATTCCGGACCATTTGTGTTCTGTGAAACAAAAGAAAATTTCAAAGATTCAACAAAAATAATGGTTTCATTTTCAAATGGTCCCGAAGAATCGATGTCAAATAATGTTGATGTCAAGTGCGATTATAGATTAATTACCAATCATACTGATAGTAATATATACAATACTATAAATTCAATTATGGCTAGATTATGAAAAGAAGAGTGTCATGAAAGATATAATAATTGGCGGCGCATCAAATTACACTTGGAATGAACTTAGATATTGGGTCAACTCAATCAAGAAATCTGGATTTGATGGCGACATCGCTTTGTGTATGACTAATGTTACAAAAGAAACAATAGATATTCTTAGATCAAACGATGTCAAATTATTCTTATACGGCACTCCAAAAAGTGACGGTAGTTACTCGTATGATAAAAAAGAAGTTTCACATGTTGAAAGATTTGCACACATCTTTCACTATTTGAATAGTACTAGAGAAAAATATCGTTATGTAATAACAACAGACACTAGAGACGTTGTTTTTCAGAACAATCCGTCAATTTGGCTCGAAAACAATTTGAATGAGCATAAAATTGTTTGTTCATCCGAAGGATTGATTTATGAAAATGAACCCTGGGGTAGTAAAAATCTTCATGATGCTTTTGGTGATTATTTCTATAGTATGCTAAAAGACAAAGTGATTTATAATGTTGGAACTATTGCTGGTGAATTTAGTTGTGTTAGAGATTTGCTTTTGATGATTTTTCAAATGAGCATAAATCGACCAATACCTATTGTCGATCAAGCAGTGTTCAACTTCTTGATAAATTTTGAACCATATAGTAAAATCACGCTAAAGACAAATCACAAAAACGGATGGGCTGTCCAGTTGGGAACTTCTCCTCAAGGTGTGAAATCTGGAAGCGGCGATCTTGGGTATGTTGCAAGTCAAAATCCAACGGAATATATAAAATATCAGATGAACTATTTGGACAAAACTCCAATCATAGAAAATGATATTGTCATGAATCAAGACAGAATTCCTTTTACAATTGTTCATCAATATGATAGAGTAAAAGAACTACGTGAGAATGTGAAAAGAATTTACGAATAAATTTTTGGGTAGATTTTATTATGAGAAATGTATTTTTGGTATCTTCAACAATTGAAACTACACATGGCGTCTTTAGTCCAGAACAAAGATTGAACCAGACAGTTTCAACGATTTCTTCAATTAGAAAAAATGTTCCAAACTCTTATATCATTTTGTATGATACAAGTGTGGCATTTTATGAAAAAAATATAGCTATTCTTAGTCCTTTGATTGACGAATTGGTGTTGTTGCAAAATAATAAGATGATGATGGAACTAAGCGGTCGTCATCTAAAAAGTTCCGGTGAGTGTTTTGCTACTTTTGTTGTCCTTTCTTATCTAAAAGAAAAACAACAAGAACTATTGAATACCACAAATAGAATTTTCAAGATTAGTGGTAGATATCAAGTTCAAGATTCTTTTAATATTGATGAATATCAAAATCTAAAAGGAAAATATGTTTTTAGAAAAAGAATAAAGTCCTGGCTAAGTGAAGAAGTGCAAAAAAATAGACAAGTCGATCATTTGTTTGTTACACGTTTTTACTCTTTTTGTACTACACTAGTAGATGATTATTTGTCAATTCTTCCAAAAATTTTAGATGATACATTTTTAGGACTTGATCTAGAACACTGCACATATAAAAATATCAATAAGGATCTTGTAGTTGAATTTGATAAGGTGCATTGTACAGGTCAAGTTGCTTTCAATGGAACCGTAGAAACTGACTAATGGATTTGTGAAATGATTGATGATAAGATAAAAGAATTAGCTAGGATTGCAAAGCCAAAGTATCTTCCTAACTATGATAATTTTGAACCTGGCAAAGACTATGTTCTTTATTCAGGTCAATTGTGGGATGAAAAAGAAATGGAGCTGGCACTAAAATCTTTTCTAACAGGAAAGTGGGTGACAGCTGGAGAAAACTGTGAACGGTTTCAAATAAGATTTTCAAAGAAGTTCAATGTAAAGCAATCGCACATGGTGAACTCTGGTAGTTCAGCTAATCTTGTGATGGCTTCTGCACTAAAGAAATTTCATGGATGGAAAGATGGTGATGAAGTCATAGTTTCTCCTGTAGGCTTTCCTACAACTATCGCACCATTCATGCAAAACAATATCAAGCCCGTATTTGTCGATATTGAATTTGACACCCTAAACTTCGATGTCAGTTTGATTGAAGAAAAAATTACGGATAAGACACGAGGTATTGTAGTTTCTCCAGTCATGGCAAATCCTCCTGACATGGAGAAACTACTAGAGATTTGCAAGAAATATAATTTGCTATTGATCGGAGATAACTGCGATTCTCTAGGAACAAAGTGGAATGATAATCTAATCACTGATCTATACTATTGTTGGACAACTTCTCTATATCCTGCACATCATATTTCTACTGGTGAAGGTGGCATGATATCATCGAATGATACTGGGTTTATTGATGTCGCAAGATCTATAAGTTGGTGGGGTCGCGATTGTTATTGTATTGGTTCAAACAACACATTGCCTTGTGGTACATGCGGGAATAGATTTGACAAATGGTTGCCTGAGTATGATGGTATAATTGATCACAAGTATATTTTCACTCATGCGGGATATAATCTAAAGCCTTTAGATATGCAGGGCGCAATAGGAGTAGCTCAGTTAGAAAAGTTTGATTATATTCATAATAAAAGAAAAGAGCATTTTGATCGATTGTCAAATCTATTGACAAAGTATCTAAACGTAAGAATTCCTAGTGTACACGCTAAAGCAGATCCTTCTTGGTTTGGTGTTCCTGTAATTTGTGAAACTAGAGAAGAAAAAGAAAAGTTAGTGGACTTTTTTGAAAAAAACAAAATACAAACAAGAAATTATTTTGCAGGAAATATCTTATTGCATCCTGGATTTAAGCATCTTGATGACTATGCAAAGTATCCACTATCAAACAAAGCATTGTCTCATGTTTTTATTTTGGGATGTCCTCCTTTTTGGAATGAAAAAGTATTCAATTACATAGAAGATGTATTGAAGTCATGGGAGTAATCGAATCAAACTTACAAATTTTTGGCGGCAGTGGTTTTGTGGGATCTGCTTTTGTCAAAAAATATCCTCTCTGCGTAGTGAAACAGCGAGAGGATCATGTAGTTGATAAAGAAAAAGATATTCTATATCTAATATCTACAGTAACAAACTACAACGTAAAAACAAATCCTTATGTCGATATAGAAACAAATCTTATCTTGTTGATGAAAATACTAAGTCAATTCCAAGGTTCTAATAAAACATTCAATTTTATTAGTTCGTGGTTTGTCTATGGAAATACAACTATGCCTGCAACGGAAGAATCTATATGCAATCCAACTGGATTCTATTCAATTACCAAAAGGTGTGCCGAACAACTATTAATTTCTTACTGTCAAACTTTCAACATAAAATATAGAATAATTCGTTTGGCAAATGTTGCAGGACACGGAGATAATAAAGCTTCCGCACAAAAAAATGCATTGCAGTATATGATAAATCAACTAAAGCAAAATTTGGATGTAAATCTATATGAGGGCGGCAATATGTATAGAGATTACATTCATGTTAATGATGCAGTTGACGCAATTGATCTTATAATGAGCAAAGGTGAAATCAATTCAATATATAATGTAGGAAATGGTGCTCCATTATTGATCAAAGATTTGGTTGAATATGCAAAGATGTTGATTGGCGGAACAGGAAAGATCAATTATATTGATGTTCCACAGTTTCATAAAATAGTTCAAGTTCATAGTCAATGGATGAAAAACGATAAATTGAAATCATTAGGATATCAGCCAAAATATGACATGAAGTCTATGATTGAAGACATGATAAGATGAATCTGTTTCCATATCAATCTTACTACTTAGAAGATCAAATAAAATTTTTGGATTCAAATTTTATTCCGTATAACAATACGGAAAACTCTCAACCTGAATTGAGAGAGTTGCCTATGTGGAGAAAGTTGTTCAATAAACATAGAAACACAGACGCATATTGGGGGCTTTTGTCGTGGAGATGGTCACAAAAAACAAATGTTCCCCCAAGTCAATTCAAACAATGGATATTATTAAATCCAGGGTATGATGTTTATCATCTTGATCCTTTTTCTCATTTAGCTAATCAGTTTCCTAACTTGTGGGTTCAAGGAGATCTTTGGCATTCGGGTATGATAAATTTTGCACAAAAACTTTTTACTAAATTAGGAATCAATACACCAATATATGAATACAAATATCAGCCAGATGAATTTGGAACATGCAACTATTTCATAGGAAATGACAGGTTCTGGTCAAGCTACATGAAATTTATCGATACTTGTCTTGAACATTGTGATGCTGATCCGTCAATGTCAAGTTATCTATATAAAGAGGGTGGTCAATACAACGGCTTGTTTGTTCCTAATTTTTCTTTCGTGATTGAAAGATTGTTTTCAATGCATAACATTTTGAATAGACACATAAAGGCTAAGAAATACACATGATCAATGAATTTGAGTATGAAAATCTAATAAATGAGTATAATCAAGGAAAGCCTTTCAAACATTGTATAATTGATAATTTTTTTGAACATTCAATAGCTTTGAAGTTGTCTGAAGAATTTCCAAGTTATCATGATGATAAAGTTTGGGCCATATACGATAATCCCATTGAAAATAAAAGACTAACTCCTAATTGGAATCTATTTCCTGCACTTACATATTCTATCTTTTCTACATTGAATAGTCCGGAATTTGTAAATAAAATGCGACACATAACAGGGATATCGAATCTTGTTGCTGATTATGGTATGCATGGTGGTGGATGGCATGTTAGTGCGAATGGTGGAAAATTGAACATACACAAGGATTATTCTATTCATCCCAAATTAGGAATGGAGAGAAGAATAAATCTAATCATTTACATGACACCAAATTGGAATCAAGAATGGAATGGCGGTCTTGAATTATGGTCACATGATAAAGAAAATAATTTACCTAAAGAATGTGTAACTAAGGTTGAAAATATTTTCAATCGTGCTATAATATTTGATACGACAGATAATTCTTGGCATGGTTTGCCAAAGCAAATTAAATGTCCAGACAATGTTTATCGTAAATCTTTGAACATATACTATGTTTCTGAGGCTAGAGAAAATGTGGAAAAACATGATCGTGCATATTTTGCACCATACGAAGATCAAATGAATGATCCAAAGATCATTGAATTGATCAAGAAGAGATCAAGTTCAAAAACTGTATCTGAAGTCTATAGACATAAATAAGTTATATTTTATGGATGATTGAAATGAAAAAATTACTTGTTACAGGCGGTGCCGGTTTTATCGGCATCAATTTCATAAAACATATTATGAGTGTTGACTCCGTTGACATTGTTGTTGCTGATAAATTCACATATGCCAGCAATCCCAAGGAACTTGTCAACAAAATGAAAATCAAGACGCATTGCATAGATTTAGCAAATAAAGTAGAAGTTGAAGATCTATTCAAGAAGCACGAGATTTCTCATATTGTTCACTTTGCTGCTGAAAGTCATGTTGATAGATCAATTGAAGATTGTCAACCTTTTGTTCAGTCAAATATTGTAGGAACAATCAATCTACTAGACCAAGCAGTAAAAAGCAAGATTGAAAAATTTGTTCATATATCAACGGATGAAGTGTTTGGTGAAGTTCCATATCCTGGCAAATTCAATGAATATTCCAATCTTTGCCCTAGAAATCCTTACTCAGCAAGTAAGGCTTCAGCTGAAAACTTTGTTCAAGCGTATGGAAATACATATGACTTGCCATATACAATAGTTAATTGTTCAAACAATTATGGACCATGGCAATATCCTGAAAAATTTATTCCCGTGACGATTGGTCGTATACTACAAAACAAAAAAATTCCAGTATACGGTAGGGGCGATCAAATTCGTGAGTGGATTTATGTAAAAGACGCTATTGAGGCAATTCGATTGGTCCTTCAACACGGAAAGATTCACGATAGATATTGTATAGGTAGTGGTATTGAAGTAAAGAACATTGATCTTGTTCGTACAATTTTATCTAAAATGAATGCGAATGAGTCGCTAATAGAATATGTTGCTGATAGACCAGGTCACGATAAACGATATGCAATGTCAGCCGATAAGATTATAAATGAACTAAACTGGACAACAAAATACAACTTATCTGACGGATTGGACGAAACTATAGAATGGATAAAAAATCATGAAAATAGGATTCAATTGTAGTAGTTTTGATCTACTTCATGCTGGTCATGTGACCATGTTGAAGATGGAAAAAGAATTGTGTGACTATCTAAAAGTTGCACTTCAGGTAGATCCCACAGTAGATAGACCCGGTATCAAAAATAAACCAATTCAAAGCATATATGAAAGATACGTTCAGCTTCAAGCATGTAAATATGTTGATGAGATTTTGGTATATGAAACCGAATTTGATCTACTTCAATTATTGATGACGCAAACAATACACATTCGTTTTCTTTCCGATGAATATTTGAATCGAGATTTTACCGGAAAACAATGGTGTATTGACAATAATGTCGAATTGCATTATCATAAGAGACAGCATGTATATGGCTCCTCGGAGTTAAGAAAACGCACATACGAATTGGAGAAGAAGAGATTGGACGAAGTCATCAAGAAAGAATTACCACAGCATCATCCGGAGCTATTGAATACATGATTACTCTAATAGGTCATGGATATATTGGTAAAGCAATTTGGAATAAGCTACAATATCAGAGCTATATTCCGGCTTACTGGTTGAGTCACAATGAAAACATTCCAAAAGATACGACAATCATTGTGAATGCAGCTGGATATACTGGTTCGCCGAATGTAGATGCATGTGAAATCCATAAAGAAGATACAATTTTAGGGAATGTATTGTGGCCATTGAAACTTGAGATGGAAAATACGAGTATACCAATCATTCATATTTCAAGTGGATGCGTATATACAGGATATGAAAAAGACTTCACAGAAGAAGATGAGCCTAATTTCAACTTTGACAATGGTAGTTTCTATAGTGGATCAAAGGCTCTAGAGCAGAAATTGCTTGCTCCATACATGAACAAGTCTTATCTATTGCGTATTCGTATGCCATTTGGACCAGAAAAACATCCTAAGAATTTTCTTACAAAGCTACAAACATATGCAAAGCTGATTGATTTTCGTAATAGCTTGAGCCATGTTGATGATGTCGCTGACGTTGTATTTCATTTCATCACGAAAAGACCAAAGACAGGAATATATAATGTTACAAATGGTGGTAGCAAGACAACGCGCGAAATAGTACAAATGATGGGCATGGATAAGAATTGGTTTACTTATGATGAATTTCGTGCTGTTACTATTGCACCAAGATCGAATTGTGTGCTTGACAATAGTAAGCTAAAAAACATCTTTTCTATTCGCAATATTGATGAAGCATTGAAAGATGCGATAGGTAATTATAAATGAACAAGCCGTTATTGAAGTTGGGTTTTATAGATTACTGCAATCCCATTGATGAGTTTTTTATTGATACATTATCGCGACAATTTCAAATTGAAAGAAACGACGAGAATCCCGATTATCTAATATTTTGTGATAAAAATTTTGGTCAGCAAAATATGAAGTTTAATGATAGAAAAGTAATAAAAATATTTTTTACTGGCGAAAATGCAAGACCATTTGAGTATCATGCACATCACGCAATTTCATTTGATCATTTAGATGGAAAGCATTTTTATCGTTTACCATTGTATGTATTAGACAATTGGGTCAATACAAAAAAATTGAAAATGTTAGACATTACACAAATTCCTAGGACAGCAACTGCTTCTGAAAAAACTGGCTTTTGTAGTTTCGTTGTTCGTAATGGAGGATGTAATGAACGAAACAACATGTTCTTCCTATTATCTGAATATAAAAAGGTAGATAGCGGTGGGCCTCTATTTAACAATACTGGTGAAATTTTAAATAGAGAAGGTCTTGAAGGATTTCATGTTTCAAAGAAAAACTTCTTGCAAAAAAGAAAATTCAATCTGTGTTATGAAAACTCATCATATCCCGGATACGTGACCGAGAAGATTTTTCATGCACTAACTTATAATACGATTCCAATTTATTGGGGCAGTCCAACTGTTGAAATCGATTTCAATCCGAAAGCATTTGTATCAAGACATGATTTTCGAAATGACAAGGAAATGCTTGACTTTATTGTACATTTAGATAATAATGAGAATTCATACAATGAAATGTTGCAACAACCGATATTGAATTTTGGGAATAAATTTTTAGATTTAGATCGATTCAATCATTGGTTTATGGATTCTGTATATCGTGGAGTTATAAATGGATAAGCCTAAGATTGCGTTATGTATTTCGGGACAAACGCGATGTGTAGAAAAGGGATATGAATTTCACAAGAAAAACATTCTTGATGAGAATGATGTAACTGTCTTTATTCATGCTTGGAGTTCTCCTAACACAATAAAAGTTTTGGAGTTATATCAACCAAAATCAATAATTATCGAGCATCCAATCAACCCTAATTTATCAAAATATACAAGAGTTCCTCCACCTCAACCAAATTGGAAAGTAAAGAATCCCGCACTTTCAACATATGCTCAGTTATATTCAATAAAGAAGTGCAACGAGCTAAAGAAGATCTATGAAGACAATAATGGATTTCAATTTGATTGGGTTATTCGTTCACGATTTGATTTTGCAATAAATGCTAGAATACCTTTTCATAGTTTAGAAAATAATAGACTATACATACCAAATTGCCGAATGACTCCGGCACATGATTTTGGAAATGATCAGTTTGCATTTTCTTCTTCTACTAACATGAACATTTATGCCAGTGCTTTTGATTTCATTGATTATCATTATGAACGCGGAACACAAATGATGTGTGAGGATTTGATGAGTGAGAATTGGAAATACTTTGGTCTTGTAGGAAAGAATCTAGCCTATTGTGACATAAATCATCCATTTCCACCCGGACCATATAACGGAACACCGCATTCTCTATTGCGTGAGGATTTTGAACAATGGGCACGTTGATAATTTGCATGGCTGGTTTGAACACAAGATTTCATGATGTGGGATTTGACATCCCAAAGTATTTGTTGCCTTGGCATAACAAGACAATAATTAGTTCAATCGTTAGCGAATTTATGTCAAGCTATAAGTTTGATAACATAGCTCTTATTGCAAACAAACGAGATATGTATTTTCGTAAAGACTTGATTCACACAATTTCAGAGATTGGCTTGAACGAGTCAAATGTCCATTATATTGGCGATACAAGTGGACAAGCACATACAGCGTATATCGGTTCTACTCTAGCAAAAAAGAATGAACCCATTTTTATACACAATTCAGACACATATTTAACTTTTAGAGATTTCAAACAGATTGAAAATTTGTTGAAGACAGATGATGCATTTGTCGATATCTTTGTTGCAAATAATCCAAAATACTCTTATGTAAAAACAGAGGGACATAAAGTATTAGAAATAGTGGAAAAGAATCCAATATCTCCTTTCGCAAGTTCTGGATTGTATTGTTTTAGCTCGTCTCAACTATATCAAGAGTATTTTGACAGACTTCAAAAAAACTTTAGTAAACCAGAAATGTATATTGCTGATATTTTAGATCTAATGATAAAAGATCAAAAATCAATTGTAACAAATACACTCAACAATAAAGAGGAAACAATTGTTTTAGGATCACCTTATGAATATGGTCTGGAGATGGCAAAATGGTCAATATTAAACAAACAATACTAAAAGGTGGTTCTTTAAGTCAGACTTGTTTGATTGAAAAAAACAACAAAAAATTTGTGAGAAAATCTGTATCTCTTATCGACAATAGAGAATATGGATATGTTCGTTGGTACTCACAATTAAAAAAACTACAACGATACAATCAAATGTTCCCAAGTTTGTTTCCAAAAGTTCTTGATGCGTCATATGATCAAAATCTAGCATATTTTGATATTGAATATATGAATGGATATTCGGACTTGAACAAGATTATGTCGAGCGAAAATCTAACTAATAATCAAATAAGCAAGATCAATAATGCACTATGGAGTGCCTTTGATCAGTTACATAGTATCAAATATAAATCAAACACTAGTGCAGCTTATCTTTACTATAAGGAAGAGGTTGATCAAAAAATTGTTGACGCAAGAAAATACCATGAATTTGAATCTTTTTTTAGATACGAGACATACGAATTCAACGGAAAAAAAATTTATGGAATTCAACGATATCAAGACAAAATAAAGAAACTTTTTCAGGAAGTTCAATTAGAAAGCGAAGAATCGATACACGGTAATCCAACTTTAGAAAACACAATGTATTCATTCGAACAAGACAAGATTGTTTTCATTGATCCTTATGAAGAAAGTATTATTGATAGCAGATTCTTGGATTATTCCATGGTTCTTCAAAGTTCAAATAGCCTTTATGAGTATATAAACAATAGATTTGTATCTATTGACAATTCTATCGTTTGGTGTAATAATTTTGAAACGCCTCTTGGTGTATTTACATTCAATGAATTGTTTATGAAAAGAATAGATTCTAAGGAGAGAGAACTTGTTGATGTTTTAGAAGCCACACAATTTATTCGTATGCTGCCTTTCAAATGTGCGGCAGGTAATTTTGATCACGCTAAATATTTTTATCTTCATGCATGTCATTTATTGAGTAAGATATTATCATGGACCTATTGATCGATTTCAACAATCTAAAAAGAACTTGGCAAGTAAAATCTTCTCTGCCAATTTCATTTACCATACACTATTCAAACAACGTATTTGATCCAACGAATCATGATTTAGTATCATATGGTTCTGGTGATAGAAGAGTTGTTGTAGTAGACAAGACAGTTTACGAAATATATCAAGATAAGATAACAAATTATTTTGGCGCGCTGAAAATAGACTGTAGATTGCTTATCATAGATGCAACTGAAGCAAACAAAGATTGGAAACACACGAATGAAATTCTTCAGTTTTTTGAAAATGAAGGTGTGCTAAGAAGAGAGACGATTATTGTCATCGGTGGTGGTGTTCTACTAGATCTTGTTGGTTTTTGCTGTAGCATATATCGTAGAGGTATTCCGTATGTCAAAGTTCCCACAACACTTTTGGCAATAGTTGATGCTTCAGTTGGAGTGAAGGTTGCTGCAAATCATTTTGAAAGACGTAATCGTATTGGAGCATACTATCCTCCAATCGCAACGCTTATTGATAAGAAATTCATCAAGACACAAGATGAACGAGAAATAGTCAATGGTATTGCTGAAATTTTTAAACTTGCGGTAATCAAATCTGAAGAACTTTTTGTGCTACTTGAAGAAAATTATGAACAGCTAATTCAAGAAAAATTTCAATTTGGTGCTGTTCCTGTTCGCGTTATCAATTTGGCCATCTCAGGCATGATCGATGAACTTGCGCCAAATCTATGGGAAAAAAAACTTGATCGATGCGTAGACTATGGTCATACATTTAGTCCAATGATTGAAATGGCCAACATGCCAAATTTGCTACACGGAGAAGCTGTTGTCTTGGATTGTCTTTTCTGTGCTTGCATTTCTTATAATCGTGGGCACATAGATAAAACTACTCTACAAAGAATGTTTGATGTGGCAAAAAATCTGAAACTACCAATCTATCATGAAGATTTTGCAAACATTGCCTTGCTAAAAAAAGGATTGTCTGATACTATGAAGCATAGAAACGGAGATCAATTCATTCCGGTACCAGTGTGTATTGGCAATTATAAGTTTGTGAATGACTTGACCAACAAAGACATAGAAAACGCAATCAATACATTTTCAAGCATATGAGATCTGCATTTATAACAGGTACGTCAAAAGGACTTGGCAAATCAATTGCCAATCATCTCTTGAATAAAAATTGGCGTGTCATAGGAATGTCTAGAAGTGATGGTGATATCTATCACGAAAACTACATGCACATCAAAGGTGATGTGTCATCTTATGCTAGTGTCGAATCGTGCTTCGACTCCGTAAAAC